GGAGTTTAGAACTGCAGTATATCTTGCACAAGATAAACAAGGAATGGAAGATATAAAAAATAAAATAGATGTGCACCAATACACTGCAGATATAATAGGTGTATCAAGGCAAGATGCAAAGGCCCATACTTTTAAACCTTTGTATGGTGGGGTTACTGGTACAGAGGATGAGAAAAGATATTATTCTAAGTTTTTAGAAAAGTATAAAGATATAAAAAAATGGCATGAAGATTTACAAAGTGAAGCCATTAAATATAAAAGAGTTAAGCTACCAACTGGTAGAGAGTATGCGTTTCCATATGCAGAGAGAACACCTTGGGGTGGATCTACATATGGAACACAGATAAAAAATTATCCTGTGCAAGGTTTTGCAACAGCTGATATTGTACCTTTGGCATGTATAAATATATATAAGCTGATGAAAGAACAGAAGGTAAAAAGTTTGCTTGTAAATACGGTACACGATTCTATCGTGGCAGATGTTTACCCTGGTGAAGAAGATGTGATGAGTAATATATTTAAGCAGGGCACATCAAATGTAATACCATCCCTCAAAGAGTATTACAAAATTAACTTTAACGTACCCTTAGATACTGAAACAAAAATAGGTAATAACTGGTTACAAATGGAGGACATCAAATGAGTAAGGATATAGATGCATTGGAAACTTTAGATGAGTATTGTGATGAAGAGTATTCAGCTTTTTTAGAATACACACAATTAAAAGATCAATGTATGATACAACCTACAACATTGTATATTAATGAAAAACATGAGTTTTTATCAGAGTGGGAATACTTTGCAAAAGCTGATGGCTTAGAGATTAAACACACAGACTGTGAGACTAAAATATGTTAGAAAATATACTTTTTATAATGTCATGTATATATTTTTTTTATTTAATAATTAAAATACTTTATGATGTGTCAAAATGACCTGTGGTTTTTTTCTTAAAATATGATATACACAATATTTAATATAAGGAGGACAAATGTCTGATAGTAATATAATAGTAAAAGGAATGTCTAATGAGCAGATAATGCAAGCAATAGGACAGGATGATGGGTCTAGCTCTGGAACTAGTATACCTAGGTTAGCAATAAATCGTAGCCCAGAAGATGATGATGGTAATCAATTACCAGTAGGTCATTTTTATACATACGATTCTAAAACAGGTCAGAATGTATATTCAAAACCTGTAACTTTACGGCCATTTATAAGTGCAATGCAATACATGCACTATGATGCACTTAAAGGTGAATATATAAATAGATCTATAATTTTTAAAAGTTGGAGAGAAGAGGCCATAGATATTTTAGGTGGCACTAAATGTGGTAAGATACCTTTTAAAGAAAGAGTAAATTTAACTCCAGAAAAATTAGAGGAGCAAAGAACAATTAGATGCTATAAATTAGTTTATGGTTTGTTAAGTTTTGATAAAGGTGTTACTGCAAAAGGTGATGATATATCAATAGAAAATTTACCTGTGTTATATAGGGTAACTGGAACAGCTTTTTCACCAGTAAGCTCTGCTTTAGATCATCTTAATAAAAGAAAAAAACTTATGTTTAATTGTACATTTTCTTTAAATACAAAAAGGCAGAAAAAAGGTGGTAATGTGTATTATACACCAGACATTTTTGTAAACGCTGATGCTAACTTGCAATTATCTGATGATGATATGCAGACAATAAAACTATTTCAGGAGTCCATTGATGTGGAAAATAAAGAAATAATAGATCTTTATAATTCAGCTAAATCTAAATCTGTTAATTCTAATGACACTGTTGATGCTAAAATTGTCAAAGAGTTAGATCCAGAGGAAGTATTATCAGCATAACACATTAAACAACTAGATATTAAATGGAATTAAAAAATATAATTAAATCAGACTTTAAACATAGTTTTAGTTCTGTTAATAAATTTAAACATAATCCTAGTGAATGGTTAGTTCATTATGGTTTAGGTCTAAGACTATCTAGTAGTCCTGCTATGGTTAGGGGTAATCTTGCAGAGTTTGGTGCTTACTATAAAATAAAAAGAGGTATGTCTCAAAAGGGGGATAAACATTTTGAAAAGTTATTGACTCATAGGTTTAAGAAAAATAATTTTATTAATGCAGAAGAAGAGCTATACAATTCTATAAATATAGCTAATAAATTTGAAGAGTCTTTGTACGAAAGACAATTAAGAAATATAGTAAGTTATCAAAAAGAAAAAGTAGAAAATATTAAAGGTCTTAAATATCCAGTTAGATTATTTACAGATTTTGAATATGATAATATAATAGTTGATTTAAAGTCAACTTTAAGATTACCCACTAAACCAAAAGTAGATCATATAAGACAGCAGGCTCTATATTCTACTTTACATAATAAACCAATATCTTTATTGTATGCTACACCAAAAAAAACAATGTGGTATGATCTTACAAAACAAGATGTAAAAAATGGTTATACAGAATTAGTTAGAGATTTTAAATCTTTAGAAAATTATATTGATATGTGCGATAATGATATACAAAAAGCTATAAAGATAACACCTTTAAACACTGATCCTAGCCCTTTTTACTGGGATAATAATATTAAAAAAGCAGCTATAAAAGTATGGGAAAATATAAACAAATAATAAAACAGAATTACAAATTTCCTTTTTACAAGGAGACAAGAGAGTTCAGTGGTGATTAGTTTGAGGGGTCTAATCATCATTGACTCTATGTTATGCATTTATATTTTGTGATATTTAAAAATAAAAAAGATAAAGAATATAAATTATTTACTAATATAATTTTTAATAAAGAAAATGAAGCAAATGATTTTGGGAAAAAAAGTATGAAAAGAGGATATGAATATAAAGTATTAGAATATAATAAAGATAACGTGGACAAATACTGGAATGGATAAAAAACATAAACTTAATCAAATTAATTCAGTTAAAGTAATAATTACTCCTTGGGCACAAGGTTTTACATGTGGTATTATTATGGATAGTAATTCTAAAATGAGTACCGAACAATACGAATTATGCTCTACAATAGCTAGAGGTATGATAAAAATGGCAACTACAGACCCCCATTCAACATTTTTATGGGGTCTTCGTGGTTTTGCTGAAGATAAAAAAAAGAATGATAAATCTATGACAATTAGTTCTGTTGCAGAATTTGACGATGACTCAAATGTTATAGATTTTCTAGAGTTCTTAAAACAAAAACGTGATAAGGAGTTAAACTAATGGCAACGCACTTAGTTATAGGTGACCCTCATTGTACACCTAAAGCGAACAATGATAGATTTCTGTGGGCAGGTAAATTAGCAGCAGATTATAAAGTTTCTCATGTGATATGTATGGGAGATTTTTGTAGTATGGATTCTTTATCCTCTTATGATAGAGGTAAAAAATCTTTTGAAGGTAGAAGATATCAACAAGATATGGATCATTCGCATGAAGCATTATCTTTATTTAATAAAGGTTTAGGCAAGCATAGGCCCAAAAAGATTATGATTCATGGTAATCATGAGGATAGGATTGATAGATTTGTAGATGAGAATCCAGAACTTGATGGTACTTTAAAGATTAGTGATCTTAAATTTAAACAATATGGTTGGGAAGAAGTTAAATATAAAGCTATAAAAGTTGTAGATGGTGTACATTATTCCCATCATTTACCATCTGGTATTATGGGTTCTGCAATATCTGGTGAGAATATTGCTAGAAGTATATTGACAAAGCATAAAGTTTCTGCTACTGTAGGTCATAGTCATTTATTAGATTATGCAGTATCTACATTACCTAGTGGTAAAAAGTTACATGCTTTATCTGCAGGATGTTATTTAAATCACACTGAACACTTTGCTAGAGATACTCAACATATGTGGTGGAGTGGTTTAATTGTTAAAAGAGAAGTAAAAGATGGTAATTATAATATGGAGTTAATTGATATCAAAACTGTTAGGAGGGAATATGGTAAAAGATAAGCGTACATATACAAACAAGATAGATCATGGTCATGATATGTCATATGAGAATGAAACTACATATGACAATGTAAATGCACCATCACACTATCTTCATGGTAAAAAAGAAACAATAGATGTTATTAATGATTGTATGACTAGTGATGAGTTTCACGGGTACTTAAAAGGTAATATCTTAAAATACGTTTCGAGATATAAATTTAAGGGAGAACCATTAGAAGATTTACATAAAGCACAATGGTATCTTAATAGATTAGTTAAGGAGGTCAACAATGGGTCAAGTTAAACAGTCAATTTTAGAAGTAGAAGATTTTGTAGCAGGTTGTCTACGTCAAGGCAGAACATTAAATCAAACTATTAGAGATGCTAGAGATTCAAAAGCTGCTAAATCTAACCCTTACTTTGATAGCGAGGATTTAATAGAAAATAAATACTATCAATTTAAAGGAGCAGAATAATGAAAGATAAATTTGTAGATGCTTTAAAAGCTAAATATGAAGCAGAAATAAAAGTAGCAAAAGCTACTATAGAAGTTTACTTTGATAAGCCTGTTGGTGTAGGAGAACACTCACAGTTTGTTGAAGAAATAGATAAACAATTAGAAATAGTAACATGTGCAAGGGATAAAATAAAAACTATTGATGATCTTTATCCTAATGAAGATGATATACCATTTTAATAGGAGGTAAAAATGGAACCAAAACCAAAGCAATATCTAGTTGATGCAAAACAACTTCAAGATATTATGAAATATCTCATGACAAGGCCATATGGTGAGGTGTTTCCTATAATGAGTGAGATGGCTAAACTAAAACCTTTTAATCCAGAGGGAGATAAAGATGTCGGAAAAAAATGAATTAAATAAATTCACTGGCATATTATTTGAATTAAAAATAGGATTAAATAAAGACAATGCAATTGTAATTGATTATGGTGGTAAACCTGTTGGTAAAGTTAGAGAGGCTTTAAAATCTTATCCATACCATGGTAACTTATGTGCTGCCATAATTAATCATGCTAACTCTACAGGTAAAAAACTTGAAACTGATATTAAACAAATTATACAAAAAATTTAAATATTTGGTTGATTTAAAAGTCAGCCAAAAAAAAAGACACTTAGAGTAAAACTCTAAATGTCTTTGTTGTTGCCTGCGATGGGGGGGGTCTTATGGCTCCCCCTTTTTATTTTATATTAACAGTTCCAAGCTCTAAGTGCTTTATTTATTCTACTATTAGGATCTCTTGCAGTTTTTGCTGATGTAAGTTTTTTCTTCATACCTTTCATCCTCGCACAAAAACTAGCACGCCTTTTATTACCCACTTTTTTACTAGGTCTTTTTAAATTAGCACCAGTAGTTCTTTTAAAATACTTACGACCTGCTTCATTTAATCCACCTGATGGGTTCTGATATTTTTTTGCTACCATTATTTTTTCTTAACTGTCATAGCAGCTCTCTTAAAATTAGCAGCAGTAGGTGCACCTTTAGCACCTTTCTTTCTCATTTTACCACCACGTTTTCTTTTAGCATGTATGTTAGCGTATAATCCTTTTCTCATTATACCTTCTTAGCTAGTTTTTTATTCATTTTCATTTGAACTTTTTCTGGTAATTTAGAAAAGCCCTTGAATCTTTTTTTCATAGCTGATGTTTTCATACCATTTTTTTTCATTTTATTTTTCATCATTCCTGGCATTAACTATACCTCCTATATTTAGCTGTTTTTTTTGCAATACCTTTTGGTTGTTTACTATGTTGTTTGCCTTTTTTAGTGTCTCTTCTTTTTGCTCTGGTCGTTGCCGCATACTCCGCAGCACTTAAATTCTTTATTGCTGCAGAAGGCAAGTATCTTTCTCCAGTAGTGCTCGATTTTTTTCCAGATTTTGTACGCCATTTTTGTTTTGACCATGCTTTAAGACTCCTTTGACTTTTTGCAAGTGCCATTACGTTTTTCTCCCTTTTCTTATAGCTTCTTTACCTTTTTTAAATATAGATGCCACCTGCGATTTACCCATGACTTTAGCTCTTTGTTCACCAACAGTTAGAATTTGAATTTTTCTAGCAAATGGTTTAGAAATCTTTTTAACTTTTGACACGGTTTTTCTCGCATCTGCTGGCGTTGCGAATTTAATTGGTACAGTGTCACGAGGGTTTTCATCAGTATAAAGCCTTCTACCATGTTTTTTTCCTGGGTGTTTTCCTGTTCCTTTACTAGGCTCTTTTCTTTTTCTTGCCATTACCTTTTAAAGCACTTGATAATAATTTATGTTGGCCAGTGTGTGCTTTAACAGCACCTTTTAAACCTTTAATAACTTTTTTTATTTTTGCTTTTGATTTTTTATTTTTCATGTTTATATTTATTTCTCCAATAGTTTTGTCTTTGTATTAGTCTTATTTGATGTTCTAGGTTAGATATACCTAAAATTTTTTTAATAAAGTTTAGCATTACTTGTATCCCCCACCAGCTGCTTTGTATTTTTTCGCTAGCATCTGGGCTTTTCTCGCTGACCATTGTCCAGGTTTTCCACCCTTTGAGCCAGCCATTATAGCATTAAACATTCTTTTTCTCATACCAGGTTTGGTATAATTGCCAGCTTTATTTACTGTGCTTTTTTTCTTCGCCATCTTTTATCTCCTTGTATTCATAGTCATAACTGCCTTCTTCATTTTCATCAGTTATCCATTTTGAGGTATCTTCTACAGACCATATTTTAGTATTAACTAGTCTATGTATAAGAGGTTTACTTGGATCAGCTGCCATAGACGGATCAAATATCCTTAGTCTATTATTAGGTTGAATTGCATAGTTACCATCATCTAATTCTATTACATGTCCACATTTGTGTTGGTCTGGTTTTTCTGCATAACCAAAATCTAATTCATTATAATCTCCAGCACACCAATCAATTGTAAATAAATATGCACCTTCTCTTTGTTTTCTTCTACGAGAAGTATACATCATTTTACATCCTTGTAATTGGTAAAATCTAGTGACACTTACATTGTAACTAAATGAATCCCACAACATTAATTCATTTAATGGTAATTCTTTTACACCAGGTTTTTTACAAAATGCTGATATAGGTGCTCTCCACCAGATACCCCCATCTGTCATCATGTAGTGGAATAGGGGAACTTGTTTTGGTATAGATGTAAATCCAAATACCACGCATTCAAAGTATTTATCATGAGAATCTTTTTGATCTCTTAAATAATTACCTCGTACATAGCACTCTATAACTGGAATATTAGCATTTAAATACATATTTAATCCTTAATTTTTTTTATATTAAATTTTTTCCTGTCATAAACTTTCTTATTTTTTATCACAATCTGACGATATCGTCTATCTCTTAAAAATTTTGCAACTTTATTCGATGATGAGTTTCTTGATTGATTTTGAGCCATCAATATTATCTTCTAATTCTGCATTACCTTTCCAGCATTTGTAGGATACAGTTTCTGAGTATTGTCTCTCAGCTTCACGTTTGCCGCGTAAACATAAAGCCATCGAAGGCTGCAAACGAGCCTCCTTAATTTCTCCGTTTACAAACATAAGTAATCCTATTACAGCTTCTATCATTGGGTGTTACCATTTGTATATTTCATTTCTCTATTAGCATCTTTTAACTTTTCAATATCTATTAAAACTTTTTCCATTTGTTTCTGTATAAATTCTATATTAACTTTATTTAACGCCATAGACTCTATGTGTTTATTTAAACGATCGGTAGTTTTGTACAAATCCTCCAACATCATGTACTGCTCAGAATCTGCGGGCAATGAACCCATTTGACCCCGTGGCCATTTTATTCTAAACTCTGTATTTTGCTCAACATCTTGTTCCATTATCTTGATCTTGGTGTCAGCAATATTTAAACGTTCTACCATCTGAAAATAGCCCATAGTGCCGAGTGCTACGATTATAATCAACGAAGCTACTGTTTTCATTGGCATTTGGACAGCTGCTTCTTCTGATATATTTAATGGTTTCTTACTCATTTTCTTTTCTTTCTCCCCATGTAATAATCACCAGGTTCATAATTCCATTTCTTACCATGATGACCCCTAATGTCTGCCCACCACATTCTTAATTTTACTAACCATTTGAAAAATCTAGTTGGTTTTGCCATCACTTAAATTAACTCCCTACTATTGCTGCTGATATACAGCCAGAAAGTATTAATAATAATGACAATAGTATTAAAGAATATTTCATATTTAAGTATTTTTTTCTGTTCCTATTACTTCAAAACAACCAAATTTTATATACATACGATGTTGATTTACATCTGCAGGGCCAATCTCTTTTATTTTTTTAAGAGATTCTGAATAACCTGTAATCATACAATCATATTCGTTATCAAATTGAAAATCATAATGATGTGGAGGTAAGCAAGTATTTGCTACATAAGAGCATAATATAAAAGCTAATCCAAATTTCATCTATAGCCTGGTTCTAAAAACAAAGCAATTAATACTAAAAGTATTATTAATACTCCTGTAAAGTAATAGTTCATAGTTAGTCCTCATATATTATTTTTTAACTAAAGATCCTCCAAAGTATAACCCAATAATTGCTGATACTAAATTGGTATCCAGTGGTGTTATAACTAAACTATTAGATGATAATGTTATCCATTTCATTACTTCTTTTTCTGGTAAAAAGAAAAATGCAGGTTTAAATTCTAAATAACCTACAATTACACTTGTATCTGGGGATAATACAGGCATTAATTTTGGTAGTAATACTATTGCAAAGACAGCGACTAAAGCTATAATTCTTCTAGTCCACTGAAAACCTACATTCTCATATTCTCTAGCGTCTTTAAAACCTTTTTGTTGAACTTCAGCTCTTTGCAAAAGCATTTTTTGTTCTGCTTGTTTTGCTTTAATGCTTTGTGACCATATACTCATTACCCCACCAAGTACAGTGGATCCTAGCATTGTAATCATTTCAAATGGCATTGTTACTCCTTTGTATTTGGTTGATTTGATTCTAGTTCTTTTATTTTTTTATTTGCATTTTCTAGATCCTGTGTTACATGCTCTAGCTTTTGCAGAGTACGTTTGTTTGCACTATCTTTACTTTTACCAGCGTCTTGCAATTCAGCAACCTCTTGCTTTAGTATTCTGACTTGCTCTTTGTACTCTTGGATAATATCCTGATATTCAGGTTTAGACATTTAAATATATATTATAATATTATAGCGCCTAAGACAAAACCTGCAACTGCACAAATGACGCAGTGATAGTGTTTTTCCCATATCTCTTTTACTTTTATTTTTAATTCTTCTATCATTTTTACTCCTTAATTAAATAAACTTATTAATGTTAGTATTGTTGCACCTAAACCTCCAAGTATAACATACAATACTCTGTCTATCTTGCCGTGTAATTTATCTATATCTTCATGCATATGTTTTAGATGATTATTTTTTATACTGCTGACCTCTCTCTTCAACCCTGTAATATATCCGTATAAGGATATAATGTGTTCACTAGTTGTTTTGGGTTGTTTAGCCATTAATTATCTTCAAAGAAAAAACTAGAAAATTGTTTATTTCTAGCTAGTTCTTGATATTCACCTTGTTTATTTTTAAAATATCTTTTATATTCTTGTTGCATAGTATCTACATCATTATCTAAAACAGCCTCTGTAAATTTTGGAAAAGAATCTATGCCACCTTTTACATTAAACTGAATATCTAATAACATTTGTTTTCTTTTTGGGTCTAACTCAGTATATGATGTACCAAGTTTGTTAGTTAATATTTTATTTTTTTCTTCAAGATCTCTTAGTAATATAGTATTAGCTTGATTTTTATTTAAATTATTTATATCATACCCATATACTTTACCACTTTCTATTTCTTCAGCGGTTAATTTATGACCATACCCTATAGTGTCAAGCCCACCTTCAGGTGATTTATGCTTAGTTGCATTTGTGCCAGATAAAAATAATCGTTCATTCTCAGCTTTTTTTATATAGTTTAAAAACCCATCACTATATAACATCATCTTATCTGTTTGTTCTTTTGTTTCCCCTAACATCATAATTAGTACTAATAATATTAAATTAATTTTTATCAAATATTTTTTCTGTTTGCTTTTTAACAGCACCAACTATTCTAGGTACTACCTCACTTAACTCTGCACCTTCTTGATAATTTATATCCATATTTAATGCCTCACTATATGTATCACTTAATTTTTTAAATTTTTTATTTAGTGTTATTAACTTTTTATCTCTTTTTTCTTCGTCAATTGCACCCCTATTAAAGTCAGCATACACAGCTCTTATTTGTTCTTCTATACCTTTTAATCTTCTTCTATATTCAAAACCTTTTATAGTTCTTAATCTACTTATATCTGCCTCTTCAATCTTTACACCTACAGTATTTAAAAATGCTAATAGTTCTGATTCACTCCTTGCTAACACAGATTTATCTGTTCTAGCCTTTTTTATTCTTTCTGTAGAGTATGACCCTGGTATAAAAGGAAAATTAGGTATTAATTTTTTTAATGCAAATTTAGATCTAATAGAAAAATCATCAAACTCAGATATACCTTGACCTTTTATTTTGTCACCTCTAAATAAATCAAAACCTAACATAGGGAAAAGAACTTCTCCAGCTATACCAAAATTCATTTGTAGAGGCTGTGGAACTAAAGGTATTGTTCCAGAATTTAAATCAAATATATCTCCACCTGGTACATACCTAGTTACATTAACATATCTAGCCTTATCTGTAGTAGGAATTTTTATATTTTTATGTGGTAAAAAAGGTAGCCCACCTATTTTACCTTGTAGTTGTTCTGCCATAGCTGCACGTTCTGCATCTGGATCACCTTCACCTAGTATCTCACCTAAGTTATTTAACGTATAACCTAAAACTGCATACTTAGCAAACTTCCAAGGTCGTACTACAGCTGTTTCTGCAAGTATTGGTATAACTCTATATGTATAAGCTAAGAAAGGTGTAGGTAATGATCTTAGTGCATTTATTCCTGGTGCTTGAATATTGTAATCAATAAAAGATTTTCTTGCATCTTGTGCAGCTCTTGCTGCATTATAGCCTTTATTTTTTCTATCCATGTATAGAGCAAGTCTAAATATAGAATCTTCTAAAGCATAATAATCAGATAATTTTTGTAGTCCAAATTTATTTTTTTTAATTAGATCTTTGTATATAAAGTCTGACATATTAGTAGCATTTTCAAAAACATTTTTCTTTGGATCTGTTTTGTAATAAGCTGGTATTACTTTATCTGGATCTAAAAAACCACCTGCTAATTCTTGTTTTACATAGTTACTAGAGAATACTCCAAGATTACTTGCTTCTTCTAATATTTTAACAGACTTACCTTTGCTTTGATCATTAAATGCTTTTACTGCTGCTGGTAGTAAACTAGCACTACCATCAACTAAATCTAATAAAACTAAATTACTAACTATATTGTTTACATGAACAGTAGGGTTCCATGCAGTTTTACTAGCTTTCCAAATTTGATTTAAATTTCTATAAAGTTTAAACGCAGGTTTACTAGGGCCTTCTGCAATTTTATTTATTTGAAAAATATTTTCATATACTTCTCTAGGTATAAATTTACCTGCTAACTCACCATATGTTTTTTGTATAGTGCCTGTTCTTATAGTGCTAGGAACTTCTACTAAATCAAGTTTTAATATTTCTTCAGCTGTAGGTGTGGTTTTAGTAAAAGTTTGTGCAGCTATATCAGCGTAAAATTTATATCTAGGTAAAGTTTGTGCCATTAATCTACCAGTTTCCATGATAGCAAATGCACCATCTTCTATTTCAGTCATACCTAGACGTTCTTGTTTTGTGTATTCCCATCTAGCAGTCAGTAAAGGTTCATCACCTTTACCAGCTTTAATTAAACTTTTTACCGCATCATCTGTTGCTCTTATAGGTTCTTCAAATTTTTTAACTTGCACATTACCAAATAATTCCCAGCCTTTATGTTCGTTTACACGAATAAGTTTACCTGCATCATCTAATTTAAATGCTTTAGTTTTACTATAAGATTTAATCCAATCATTAGGTGTTATAGTTTCAAGCACACCCCTAGCTCTTAATTCAGATCCTATTTTTGATAAATCTTTACCACCATAAGATCTTTTAATATATCTTTCTATATTTCTTAACGCAGTTTCTTCTGTAATTAAACCTGCATCAATATACATTTGTGTTATTCTAGTAATTTGTTTTCTTGCAGTTTTAGCTATCTTTGCTAAATCTTTTGGAACTACATCAAATTTTATATCACCTTCTAATAAGTTATATAATACTTTTCTTTCATCAGTGCTTAATTGATTTGCTCTTTGGAATATTCTAAAAAATTCTAATTCAATTTTATTTCTTAAACCTTGTAAATCTTCTGTCTCTATTTCTTTTACAACTTTGGGAACTTTGTAACCATCAACAAACATTTTAGCTAAATAACTTGCTACACTTAGATCTTCTTCTACAGACATGCCTAGCACTTTAGCTCTTCTTTCTTTTATAAAATCAGGAACTTGAGTTTTCTTAGCTAATTTCACACCACCAAAACCCATCATAAAACCTAAAGCAGCTCTTGAAAATCTTTCAGTCATACCGCCTTTCTGCATATCTTTTGGAATATCTACGCCAAATAAACTTTGATCTTCAGGTAAAGCAAATCCATATAGTGCACCTGCTGCACCTGTACCAAACTCTCCAGCATTAGGCCCTGTACGAAAGTATTGATCGTATTTAGCTCCCATTTTTTTTGTATATGCAGCTTTAACGCCTTCTACACCTTTAACTACTGGTTCTAAAGGTTTTGCAAAACCTCCTAGTATAGTTTTAAAAAATTCTCTAGGGCCTCTTAATATAAAATTTTCATTACTATCTTTATTAGGTAGTAAAGATTTAGGTCTACCATCAACTGTTTCTATTTCTTTAAGTTTAAGTTTTTCTCTAACAATAGCATCTCTTTTACCTACACCTTTTATCTTACCCTTTTTTCTACTTTTCTTTAATGCTTTTTCTGTTCCTACAAATACATCTTCTTCACCAGGTAATGATATAGTTCGTTTTAGTTTATCAGGTAATTTTGCTATATCTTCATCACTAAATTTTTGTTCATCTAATAACTTAGTTACTTTTCTAAGTTTTGCAGCCTCTAAAGTTTTACCTAATAACGGAGATAAGAGAGCACCACCTGCAGCTCCAGCAAATGCTTGTTTAGTTCTTGTATCAAAGTAAAAACTATTTTCATCTACATAACCTAATGCACCTGCAAGTCCACCAGCCACACCTCCAGATAAAGCCATCTTATATAATGTCTTCCCTCTTAGTACAGGTATTAACCAAGTAGCAGGATCTAATATAGCACCACCAAAATAAGCTGCAGCTATTAAGCCACCACCTTCACCTTGTAATGCTGCATTTAGTTTAGCTTGTTGTGTTTTTAAATCATCATCCATGAAGAATACTTTTTCACCACCAGCAAATTGTGTAACTCCACGAATAGTATCTGTAAGACCTAATACAAAAGCATCACCTACACCAAATTCTGTATCTGGATCTGTATATAATTTTGTAAGAGATTTTTCTTTTTCATCTTCAGGTAACAAATCATCAAACAAACCTTTTTCTTTTAATTCATATTTATCATCAGGTGTATCTGATAATTTAAATTCATTCTTTATAGGCACGTCTCTTTCCTCTTCAGGCAAGAGATCATTAAATATATTATTAGTTTTAGGTTGATTTTCAAAATCTCTTTCCTCTTCAGGTAAGAGATCTTTAAATATATTAGCGACCATAATTATATATTAAACTTATCTAAGTCTAATCCCATTGATTGGAGTCTATCTCTAGTTCTTTGTTTTGCTGTATCTATTCTTTTTTCTTTTTCATCATCCGATAAAGATGGGCTATCACTAATCCTAGCTATTATCTCTCTTAACTCATTAAGCACAGTTGATACTGAAACAGCTTTTTCACCTTCTATAGGTCTTTGACTTTTAATATTAATTTTAGCATCTTCCTTAACACCTATTTCACTAGTGTCAGGTTTATCAAATTTTTTACCATCCTGTGGTACAGCTTTAGTATCTTCTGGCACAGCTTTAGTATCTTGTGTAACAACACCTGTTTGAATTGTATCAAATCCTGTAGGAAATCCAGTTATACCTTCTCTTTGTAATTCTTGATCTATATATTTAAGTCTTGCATATTCATACTTACCTTTGTTAAAACCTGCTGCTTCAGCTTCTTCATAACCTTTTAATAATTCATTCATTAAAACAAATTGAGGTGTCTCTTTTGAAAAACTTGTTGTAGGTTGCCTTAAATCATTTACAAAAAATCCTGTGAAAAAATTAGATGCATTGTTTCTTGGCACTCTATGCTCATCAAAATTATATATAGTGCCTCCCCCTTGAATTTCTCTTAGGGATGGTATAGAGGCTTTAGTCATTTGATTAACTCCTACTTCAGCAATATCTTCTCCCTCGTTTGGAAAAAACATTTTAGTCATATTTATAGATCCAAAACCACCTTTAAGATTTTTAAATTGATCTGTTATGAATGCATTATTTTCATCAAATGTTTTAGTTCTTTCTCTTTTTCTTTGTGTTATAGTAGATTCTAATTTAAATTTATCTTCATTACCTAAATTATTTACACTGTCTATAAAATCTTTAGTGCGTGAATCACTTAATGTATAGTTTGCAGCATCTGCATAATTGGCATATACTGGAGATAATTTAGTAGATATAAAATCTATATTAGCACTTCTCTTTTTTTCTTCTGCTATAAAATTAGGTTTATCTACATTAAAGTATTGATTTCTTGCTTGTAAAATAAAATCTCTATTAAGTTCATCTTGTGCTGCAGTATCTGCTACTTTTGCTGAAAGATAACCTGTAGCTATACCTCTAGCTGCTCTTCCAAAATCTATTGCCATTATTTAGTCTCCTCTGGTTTAGCCATTAACCCTTTTTGTTTTACTTCTGCTTTAATATCTTTTGCAACTTTTTCAGCTTCTACATTTAATCTAACAGCCGATCTAATTTCTTTTTTATTTGTAATATCATCCATAGACATTTTAATATCTTCAACACCTGCAATAACACCTATAGTTGCAATCATTTTCATCACAGGTTCTGCAATTATAAAAGCTACATCTGGAGAAAATTTACCTTTTAAAAATCCACCAAATAACACAGTTCTACCTATTGCTTCTACAGGTACACCTGCATCTAGCATAGCTATAATTTGTTCAGCAAACTCTGGCTCTGACATTCTATTCCATAAATGATCAGCAGCACCATCTGATGTTACATATGTTGGTGGGTGTTCCCACGGGTAATTACCTGGCTCATCTGTTAGTGATTGACCTGGTATTGGTGTATCAAATGGGTTACCTATTCCTTCTCCAAATTCATCCATAATATCTCCTTATACGACTCTTCTTTTTCCAATTACTGTTCTTGCAACTTTATATTTATCAGAATAATATTTACCTAATCTTCTATCCCATGCAGCGTACAATGTTTCAGGGTTTACTACGTCTGCATAACCTTTAGCACTGCCTGACATTCCAGGCCTAGTAGGGCCTATCGCAAATTTTGAAAGTCTAGGGGCTGCTACTGCTGTATCTATCAATTGAAACTTACCACCGCCACCTTCTCGTGTAAATAAACTATCTGTTACATCAGTTACTACATCTGTTACACCTGTAGGTATATTTAGTGTTCTTCCTACCCAATTTACTGCCCCCTTAGTTGCTTTTTTTAATATATCTCTAATCATTGTTACTCCTATAAATCAAATCCAAATTTACCAATCAATTGATATAATGCATCTTTAGATGCTTGATCTTGTAACTCAAAAGCTGTAGATCTTTCCATAGCTGCCATAGCTAAATTATGATTTCTATTTTCCATATTCTCTGAAGAAGTATTAACCCAAGATGCTTCATCTCTCCATTGTTGCCATAGTGATGATAGGGCCCAGTTAGATAGGTTTAATATATTTTGAGCATTAGCTTGGTTAGCAGCATTTACTGCAGCTGTGTTAGCTGTATTGATTGCTCTTCTCCAGACTACATTTGATTGGTCTATTTCTTTTTGATTATTAACATTAAATTGTTGTCTTTGATTCTCTAGTGTTGCATTGTATTGATTTAAACTAGCTTCTCTTTTTGCATTAGCTTCGTTTACTGCAATAGTATTTTGTGCATTCAATGCATTAATTTTACTTGTCTCTGCTTCTGCAAATTTATTCATTGCATCTAATCTAGCAGAATTTTGTTCAGATATAGTTGCACTTAGTTTGTCATAAAATTGATTGACTTGATTTTGACTAGATGCATTAAATTGAAATGCAGCATTTGCAGCTGCTTGATCTGATAATAAAAATGTTTGTCTTGTTTGTAGGTTTGCTAAATTAACTTGTTGTTTATTAGACAAATTAGCCATATCCATTTTAAGATATGCTTGTGCATTAGTGATATTTGCTTGCTGATTATTAGACAAGTTTTGAAATATCATCTGCTTATATGTAGCAGCATCAGCTGCAGCTATTGGTATAGCAGATTGCATGATACCTTCTGCTAATGCTTCAGCAGCCATTGAACTTGCACTTAAACCTCTATTGGCCATTGCAGCTTCAGTAGCTTTTGCAGCACCTCTAGCCCATACTGGTAAAGGATTACCAGATGCTAAAGCTGTTGATACTTCATTTTGTAAAGTTTCTAATTGACCTTTTACTGTAGCATCAGATGTAATAGCACCAGTTGCAGCAGTCATAGGCTGAGATACAGTGCCAGTTGCAGCAGTTACTGTAGGAATTTGTCCAGCAACTTGTGCAGCTGTCATAGTCTGTGCAGCTTGTGCAGTTGGTGCAGTAGTTGTTGCAGCTGTTAATGCACCTGGAGCAGCTATAGTTGGTGCTGCGGCAGTTGTAGGTACTGCTGCTGCTAAACCTGTTCCTGGTGTTTGCCCCGTTACTGTTACAGCAGCTTGGCCTGGTTGCCCTAATAATTCTGGTGATGCTGCTTGCTGTAGCTGCGGATTAATAGTTGTACCTTTAGGTAAACTAGGTGTACCAGCAGCCAAACTTTCTATTAAACTTACGGCTTTAGCACTACCCGTTTGCTCTGGTTGCGTAGGTGCTACAGTACCCTTTTGTAGTTTTACTTCATCTGGTGTCGCCATTATCTCCCCTGTCTATTGTATTTTTTAAACATTCGTTTTTCTGATTTATTTTTATTTTTCTTATGTACCCTAGGTCTTTTTCTAGGTTTTGGTCTTGGTGTAAAATTTTTAAAATTAACACGAGCCATTACTATTACTATGGTTTAGTTGGCCATGTAGCATTTTTACATTTATCAACAGTATCTTTATCTGCAGGAAAATCTCTAAGCTCCTGTCTGTATGTTTTCATGTCATCTGACATTGTAACATCAGATAAAGCATAGAAATCAGTTTCAGCTAAAAGATTATTTCTTCTAGATCTAAGATCAGCTTGTGCTCTTCCTAAAGCACCAGCTTCCCAAGCAGCTTCTTCAGCATCTCTAGCTGTTTCTTCTTCAGCTGTAAACTGAACTCTTACGCCATTTATATTATGATATCTTGGCATTGTTTCTCCTTATTATTATTAATTAATTCCATATAAACAAATATCTCCAGCGTCTATGTTTCCTGTACTCATTTTAAATTGTATAGCATTTATTGCAGACGTAGTGTTAAAATAACCAGCACCAAAACCATTTTGTGCATAATTATTTAAATTTAATTCGGAAGCAACTGATATATAATGTTTCACAAAAGTTGTATCAGATGGATTAAATAAATGAATATATCCACTAGCACATTGGTCATTATCTGCACCAATTTGACCATAAGTTAATCTTTGAAAATCTGTTCCCTGTCCTTGATCTAAATTAGTATATTGCAAAACAGCTTCACTACCTGATTCACTATTAAAGGCTCTAAAAGTAGTTGTGGTCATCGTTGTATTATAATTTGATCCACCATCAGTGCTTGCTTGAAATCTTAAATTTGTTCCATCTGTAGCTGGGTGCATATTATTAAAAGTAAATAAATATTCTTTGTAAGTATTATCCAGAACAACATCACTTGTTCCATCAACAAAAGATAAAGTTGCAGAACTAGAAGCTGTTAGTTTTTTAATAAATGTCATAGCACCACTACTAGCACTACCAAAAGATGTTACATTCTTTACACCTCTATTATTTAATTTAACTATGCTCATTAGCTGTCTTTAATTCCATATAATTTTATAGTTCCACTATCTATATTTCCTGTTCTTGCTTTAAACTGTATGCCTGTAATTGCACTTGTGGTATTAAAATAACCTGCAACCTTTATATCTTGAGCATAAGCATCTTCTCCCATACCAGCTGATCTTGATATAAAATGTTTTACAAATGTTGTGTCAGACGGATTGAATATAAACATTTCTCCAGAAGCACCACCATCACTATCTGTTTTTATTGGAAGTGTGAGTCTTTGAAATCCTGTGCCTTGAGATTGATCCCTAGCTGTATCATAAGATAAAAGGGGAGAACTTCCTGATTCCATATTATAAGCATAAAAATATGTTGATGTCATTGTAACATTAAAGTTACTACCATCTGTAGTTCCTTGAAATACTAATTCTCTATCTGCTGTAGCATGATGAGTATTAATCCACTTAAACATATAAATAGGATATGTACTATCAAAAACTACATCAGAACTTCCATGAACAAAACTAACAGTTGAAGTTCCAGAAGATATTGTTAAAGTTTTAATAAGTGTCATAGCACCTGCAGGAAAATTAGGAGCACTTGTTACATCACTTATGCTATTATTGTTATACTTAACTAACGCCATATAATTTTATTACCCCACTATCTATATTTCCTGATGACATAGTAAATTGTATTGCATCCACAGCTGATGTTGTATTTATGTAACCAGAAACGTGAATATCAAAATTATAATCTAAATACCAACTCCCTGATGTTCTTGTAAAAAACTGTTTAGCAAATGTTGTATTTGAAGGATCAAATAAATGCATATAACCAGATCCACATTGATCGTCGTCATGACTTTGAGAAAGAATTATTCTTTGTTCTGATGTTGAGTTATCTAAATCACTACCACCTAAATACTCTAAAGCTGGATCACTTCCATCTTCTTTATGTTGTGCTCTATAAAGTGAAGTTGTTGCTGCTACTCCATAACTTGACCCACCATCAGTTGAAAAATCCATATAAAAATGTGTGTTGTCAATAGATCCATGAATATTTATAAATTTAAAAATATATTCTTTATAGGTAGAATCTAATCCAGTAGTAAAACTTATAGCAGAACTAGAACTGGCAGTTTGAGTAGAGATAAGGTTTAATGATCCTCCACCGACACCACTGGGTGTACTTGTGATTGCCGACATGGAGTTGTTGTTAGCAAACTTGAGTGCCATGGGTTACTCCTTTGGATATTTATCTTTGACTGCCTTAATAGTAGTTTTCCAACCATCTACCCCATTGTGATATATATCATCTAATTGATCTACAATCGATGGATACTCTGCTGCTCTATCTCTTTGATATTTATTATTATTATAAGCAGTTTTTAATTCAGTTTGTTTTGCTAAAATTTGATCGTTAGTAATATTAGTTGGATTACCATCATACCAAGTAATTTTATTAATATCATCATTATCAACACTTACTTGTGCATCTGATTTAATTGCTAATATTGATTGTGTTATATCTGTCATTATGCTAAAATCTCCATTGCTGTAATTGATGAAGCACCTCTAGTGTAATAATATAAATCACTATCAGTATGAGGTCTATTTAAATATGCTGTATCATTTTGAACTAACCATTGAGCTTTATAAGTTACCTCTGAAGTTGTACTAGGACTATCTAAATAACAATAGTGATAAGAATCTAACATTCCCTCATCCATAGATGTACCACCTGCAATACCTCTTGCTCTGTTACTTGCAGCATCTCCTCTAAAAATATCTGAACTATCTCTTATTACTTTATATGATAATGAAGTATTTTGAGATAAAGATAAAGCTGCCATTACTAAAACTTTTGAAGATGAGGCAGAAGGTGTAATAGCCACTGACATTCCACTTATATCTGCAAATGATGTACCAGTTGTTGATGTTGTATCTGTCTTTGTAGTTTGAACTACTTGCCCAACTTTTCCACCACCTTTAATTAATGAATAATCAAGTCTTTTTAAAACACCTGCATCACTTACTAAAAATTCATCAGTATCAGCAGGTGCTGTAGCGAGTGCTGTTTGACCAGAAATAATGTCAGCATTTAATTTTGCTGCTGTAACTGCATTAGCTGCAATACTTGCAGTTGTTACTCCATTGTCACTAGGTGTACCTATGTCTAATACATTACCTAATAATATTATAAAATCAATTACATCACCTGTTGCTAAATTGCTAGCAAAAGTGATTGTTGAACCTGAGATAGTAAAAGAACTACCTGGTTTTTGTAGGATACCATTTAAACTAACCAGCATGTGATTAGCGTTCTCTGGCTCCACATTAGTAGATGCAACTTGCATAGTATATGCTGCTTGTCCATTTACTACGGATATAGCATCACAAACTTGAAAGTTTCCGACTACTGGTTGTTTTCCTATATATGCCATTTATTCTCCTTAATTAATTTTATCTTGCGTTGTTGGGTACACCATTGGAATTTACGAAGGGTGATTCAGCAAATGCTATGTAAAAATAATCTTCTGCATAATTCATATGAGAATCATCACTTCTAACTTTAAAACCATTAGAAAGAAAATCACAATTAGTAAGATTTGTATATTCTGATGCACTATCATTAGCTAATAACCTAGGTGATATAACATTATAACCCTCTCTTTTATTATCCATTATTTGCCAACCATCTGCACGATCTCCTTTGACCATAAGCCAAGCTGGTTTAAATCCTGTATAAACAAATGGCCCATCAGCATTTGCATTACCAACATATGAGCCACATTTAACTGCACCTTGTTTATTAGCAAAAGAATAAACTATATGTGTACCACTACTAACATTTACATCACCAGATGTTCCGATTGAAATTACTGATGTTGTTGGTTCTGTATCTTGCCATGTAGTTGAATTTGTACTTGCAGCATCATTTACATTTAATTTTAATCTTTTTGTTGCACCTAAAGAAGAATGATAACAAGTCCAATCAGTACTTGAAGATGAAGTACATTTAAGAATAATAAAATCTGGTTTTACTCCTAAACCATGACCAATAGTTAAATTTGAACCCGTTCCTGTAAATCGAGCTATGCTAAATCCTGATGCAGTGCTTGCTGAAACTGTTGATGTTACAGAACCATCAGAATTTGATGAACCTGATGAGTTTCCTGCTTTCCAGCACCAAGATACAAAAGTTCTGCTACTTTGATTTGCAAAATTAGATGTTCCTAAAGTAAAACCATCACTATCAAAGGACTTTAAACCTTCTGCAACAGTGTATTCTCCATCTTGTGTATCTGAATGAATAACCTTAGTTGCACCTCTAACTGAATCATGTATAACATGGTTTTCAGAATTACTTCTACATTTAATCCAGACAAAATCAGGTTGCATATTTTCATCACCATCTAAAGTAATAGCTTGTTCACTTCCTGTTCCGCTATAAGTTTTAGCCTGAAAATATAGTTCTGAATTGTCTATTGTTGTATAAGCCATTATCCAAACTCCGCTAAGTTTTTTGTATTAAGTGCATAATATCCTGATGGTACTGAATATTCAAAGTTTCCATAACCATTGGCATCTGCGTTGCCTGATGAAATTGTAAAAGCTGAACAACCACCAAAATTAACTTCAGAAGTTGTGTTAATTCCTGTATTTATAAAAGGAAAAATTGTGCCTCTTGTTGTGCTCATATTAAAATCTGAAACTAAAGCTGATCCATTTCGGTAAATAGAAATGTTATAGTTATCCATATCTAAAGCTATTCCCATTATTTGACCATCTGTAAAAAGACCATAATCATTTGACGTTGCACTTCCATCAACAACCATTTCTCCACCATCATCATTTCTCCAACAAGTAACTCCTGTATCATTCTGCATTGCGGTAGCACCTGTATATAACTCACTTGTATTTTCACTTATTGCACCATGATTATGGTTTGCTACAATTGAGGCAATTTTAACTTCCCAATACCATTTTCCAGCATTAAGACCAAAAGTTCCTATTCCAGAACCTCCCATAGAACTACTAGAATCTGTAACTATTTTACAATTTCCTTCTGAAAAAGTAACATTGCTTGTTGGTATTAAAGGATTCATAGTACAAAAATTATTTGTGCAAGTATCTGTAGCTTGATCTGTTGCTGCAATATTAACTTCTGTAAGATCAGTTCCACCATTTGCATCGTTGCCTAAATTACTTGAATCTTCAAAGTCTAAATAAAAACCATTTGTACCGAAAGTTAAATCATCTTTACAATCTTTAGGCTGCCAAATTGTCGGAGAATCTTCGTTATACTCACCGAATGAACTTGGTGCTAGTTGTTGTCCATCTATGAAAAAAACTTCTGTCATATAACCATCAAAAAAACCAAGTTCTGTAAAACCACCAACAGAAAAATCATAAGCTACAGCACTATAATTGTTTGCTTTTAAATCAGCATTTAATGATGGATAAGTAGATGTTGCAAAATCTGTAATTTGCGTTCCATTAGAATACATTTTAACTCTATCACTTGCTGTTGATTGTTCAGTATCTATAGCAACTACTATGTGATACCAAGCTGAAACATCTCTAAATAATTGAGAGCTTCTAACATCTAAACTTGAGTGAAGTCCACCAACCGCTTGAGTAATTCTTAAACCATTTGTTGAATGAAATGAAATATCCAATCTATCATTTCCAGCACTTGATGATTTATGACCAGGAGAAAATATACACATATTACTCCCTGTTAAATTTCCTCTTTTTATCCAAGCTGAAAAAGTAAATTTTCTTCTACTTCCATCTCCTGGTGTCTTAGATAATCTTGGACTATCATCATCATTAAACCTACATGAGTTGGCTACTTCATAAGCAAAAGTAGGTGTGCTTGGTGCTGGATACAAAAAACTATTGATTGGCATTACGACTCCAATCTTGGCAACTCACCTAATGGTCTTTCTGAATTTTCATCTCTAGTATATAAAGCTTCAAGTGCTGGTGTATCTGCAGCATTAGTTATTGCTGTTTCCATTTCAGCACATTTGGTTCTTACCGCTGCTCTGTGAGTTGTAATAGATGACGGTACTTCTGTTCCAGCATCTGCTTTTCTAACTATATACCAATCTGTTTCTTGTAATATTCCTGCAGCTTGTTTTTTAATTTCTTGAATTAAATTATATTTTAATCCTCTTGTTGCAACATCACCTACATCTTTACCTTCTGGTATTAAATCATTTATTTTATCTTCTTCTGTCCATAAAGTATCTTCATGTTTTTTAGCTATAGCTGTATCCCATGATCTAATTACTTTATTAGTATCAAATCTGTATGATTCATTAGTATTAATATACCATTTTTCATCTTTACGATTTGTATTATCAGTTTCAACTTCATATATACCAATATCTTCTTTTTCTTCTTTAGTCCATTTATAAAATATATCAGCTGGATATTGAATATCATCTACTATAAATCCTTTAGGACTAGTAAATATTTTTGTAATATATCCTGATTCTACTAATGCGTACATAATTCTCCTACGATAATGTTAAATTTAAATTTCTACCAACTTCTAACCATTTAGATCCATTATATCTAAATACAAATACATCACCCTTAGAGGCTGTGGTTGTTAATGTTGGGGCTGTGTCTGAGGCAAATTCAAATACAGCATTCCATGTTAAAGTTCTTGAACCTGTTCCATCTTGAATAACAAGTATTGATATAAATTGACCAGTGGTATTATTGGTAGGAGCAGCCATTGTTCTATTACCACCTAAAGTTAATTTACATACATCTTGTGTTGAAGCATCCCAAGTAACTGTTGCTTGGTCTGTAAGAGTAGATTCAGTATAATTTAATTTAGCAGATGTAATTAGATCATCTGCTATATCTGAAGCTGTTAATGCTTTTGTATTTGGTTCTTGTCCAATATAAGGCATCTTATGTTATCTCCATTATGGAAAGTGTGCCTGATAGTTTATCTGCAACTGAACAGTCAATCCTAATTGCATCAGTTGTTTCTAATATAACCTTACCACCAGATAAAATTTCAAGTGAACTCCCGCTAGGTATATTTACGTCTTTCACTAAAAATGATGTACCATTTGTAGCTGCTCTACCACCACCAGATGTATCACTAACTAATTCTACTTCTGCAGTAACTGCAGATGAATTAATATTAGCTAATACTAAACCAATTACAACTGTTGTTGTACTACTTGGTGTTGTATATACGGTGTATGGCGTGCCAGCTGAATTAGGTTCTGCTGCAAAGGTTACTACCTTAAAAGTATTTGCCATTTATTTTCTCCTATTTACTTATATATTATATTGCTATTTTTTAAAAAGTCAATGATTATTATCCTAAAGCTATAGCTAAAGCTGTAGGGTCATCTGAACTAAATCCTGCACTAGTTAAATATGTTTTAACATCTGTTAATGCTACCTGTTTCATAGTGCCTGCATCATTTGTAACTAATCTATCAGCATCTGCTAAAGTTGTAGAAGTAGCTGATGTATCTCCATCAATTACATTTATTTCAGCAGCCGTAGAAGTTACCCCATCTAAAATATTT